TGCAGTGCGGTACACAAAGGAGGGCTGGGTGGCGCTACCAGAGATCACCATGCCGGTGATGTCGGTACGGGTGTCGTCTTGGCGGTAGGGCGAAGGAACAATCACACTCATGAAGTTCCCCCTGGAGCTGGCCGAGCCAGAAGCCCAGGTCACGGGAACATAACCACGTTGCTGGAAGTAACGGTAACCAGGAGTAGCCAACACTGAAGTGGGGCCACCATTGGAGAAATCGTTGGTGCCATCGGCAATTACGTCGATGTTTTTGTACCAACCATTAAGCGCGTTACTCCAGTTACCTGGATAGATTTTTTTAGCGGACAAGTAGGTCATTTATTTCTCCTTTGAGATTTGATGTAAGGGTATGATTATCAGATGTTGCCGTCATCCTGGACGAAGCTGAACGCGGTGGTAACAAAGTCCTTGTTAAGGATTTCAAAACCAGCGTACAGTTGCCAGATCAAGATGATGAAGCGGCTGAAATCATCGTTGTTGTTGATGAGCACCTGAGCGTTGGGGCCGCCGATACCGACGCCAACAGCTTGAGGACCGAAGAAGTAACCTTGGGCAACTTCTTGGTTGGTGAAGGTAGACGCATCAAACGAAGCGCTGACAGTCTTGATCGGGAAGTTGGTCGACTCGAAGAACTTAACGCCTTCAAACTGCACACCAGTAGGCATAACAGGTTCACCAGCAAGGAAGTAACCTTGACCGGCTTGGGGACCCTGGAAGAAACTGGCGTTGTTAGGCATCATGGGGTTACCCATGTACATGCCCTGGCCAGGATTACCAGCGTAACGAGCGATCTCACGGAAGTCGGGGTCACGACGCAGGTGCATCATGAAGGTGGGATCGCAGATACAACGATACAGACCATCGGAGTAGGTCGGCACGTTGCGCTTCCGCAGGTCCTTGACAACGTTCAACAGGTCGGTGCGCACCTGGAACTGTTGGAGATCAGCGGTGTACTCAGTGGAGGTATAAGAGATGGAGCCGTTAGCGGCTTTGGTCTTGTTACCAGGGAAGTAGTAACCACCTTGAGTGGTGCTAGCCTTACCGTTGGCTTCAGCTTTGGCCAGTTCGTCAATGAAGACGCGGTCACGCCAGCGGCGATAGTCATCAAGCAGCGTGAGGCTACCGATTGACTGGTGGAACATATTGAGGTTACCTGAGTCCAGCAGCATGCGCTGGGCAGTGATCAGGGTCTCACGGGCAATCTTAAAGGTCGAAGGCTGGGTAGGATCGCCGGGGTCAGCAGGGCCAGTGTATTCCTTAAGCACCACCAGGACTTTATCCTTGGTGATGTTACGGCTGTTGGCGGTACCGATGGTTTGGTCGGCAATACGCTCACGGGCGTCCTTCGTGCCAGGGGAACCCCAGAACTTGTAGCGGTCTAGCTGAACGGTTTGACCAGGCTGGCGAGTAAAGTCGTGGACGACCACGGGCTCTACGGCCATCTCCGCAATGTAGGCAGGGTGAGGACGGTAAAGTTCCGCACCAAGAATCTTTGGAAAATCGTTCTCCTGGTCTCTAATCTCTTAGAGGGGTGGACTATCTCTTCATCCCTGAGGGATGCCGGACGCTAAATCTGGTATTACGCAGTAAGGTCGTACTGCCCCCAGTAGTCTCTGCACCTTCCAATCACGGGCTTGATTGGCTTGGCTCAGGATTGCCCTCGTCTTTACGTTAGGGTTTCCCTGAATTCATCCGGTTTTCACTCATTAATTGCTTAATGAGGTGACAACGCTGAGCGTTCAGTTGAGGTGTGCTAGGCTTTGGAAACTTGTTCATGAACAAAATGAATCCAAAACTTGTACCTGGATTTGGAAATCTTTACCTTACCGAGGGGGGAGAAGCTTACGAAAAACAACTCAACCAAGATGATCAAGAGTATTTTCGTAAAATTCCTATTAGCTCAACCAGTGTGTACGACCGTATCTCGGTTCTTGTTAATGGAAAAAGAAAAAGATTTCATCTCCATGTTTTGATGGCTGTGGCTTTTTTAGGACTAGATCTACGTTCACATGGAACTAGTAACTTTTCCTTACAAGTTGACCACATTGACAATAACAAGAAAAACAACTGTGTCGCAAATCTTGAAATTGTGACCAAACAAGAAAACTTAACAAGAGCCTGGAAAACCGGATGTTACAAAAACAATGGGTTTGCTAGTAAGGGAAAACCAAAGAAAGCTTTAAGAAAATTTTCTTCGGAAGACGTGGCGCAAATCAAATCTTTAAAAGAAGCAGGTCTTTCATATAGAAAGATAGCTGAAAAATTTAACTGCGGTCACGTAGCTATTTACCAAATCATTAGAGGTAACACCTACCAGGATCTGAACTAGCTATCAAGAAACACTTTTGCTTGTCCTCCAGTGGGGTTTGCAGTCTGGTGAAAGACGAGGCTTTTGCCTTATCTATAAGAAATTCTAGCAGTTAATGATTTTACTTATTGACTGCTAGAAACACTTTGCTCTATCCTCCAGGATCGCAGGAATTTATCGGGGGAAAGATTTAGACACTTACATGTCTTATCTAACACAAATTTTAGCAGTGGGTAATTTATTATGCTTAAACGTATTGCATAGTAGGCGTCTTATAACGAGCGCCCATTGAATTACTGGAACCATAAGACTCGGGATCAATAGGCGCACTTTGCTGCAGGCCGGGAATACCAACCATTTGACCAGCATTAGCAACGCCGCCACCAACCATACCACCAAGTGCTCCGGCAGCAGTTAACCCTAGTGGGATCCCTGCTGTATTAATAAGAGCTTGGCCACCGCGAAGGGTGTCTTTGAATTGTTGGCGCATTTGCGCAGGATCTGCTCCTTGTTTCGCAGACTCGCGCATCATGTCACGAATAAATTCAGAAGTTCGAATGTCGTTTTCAGACATCTTGGCCCGCTGAGCCGCAGCTCCTGGATTATTCAAAACAGTAGCACCAAGGTTTCGCATGCCTGTAATAGCTCTACCCCGGAGACCGGGAATTTGCGAACCCACAGCAGCTCCCAAGGCGCCCGCACCTAATGCCTCAAGACCCATTCTGCCAGCAGACTCTTGATTTGCTTCGCCACCCACAACGTTTCCTAGTGTGGCAAGGCCAGCGGCGCCAAGGCCGCCAGCCACTGCAGAAGCTGCTGGATTTTTTAAGAGAGAATTAGCGTACTTACCAGCAAAATTAATCATCTCACTCCATCACAAACAGTTTGCCTGCAACAACTTGAGGTGCAGCTTGATTCAACATGCGCCAAGCATTTTGGGGATCACGTGCCATCGTCTCGTTGAAACCGCCCCAGAAATTCTCGGGCTGTTGCATACCAGCGGCAGCCGGAGGTGCGGGAAGATTGCCGTAAGCGGCTTGCACTTGTTGCGTGGGATAGCCACGGGTCTCAAGTTGAGCTTCGTTTTCATACACGGGATACGGACCTTCGGGACCGAAGAAACGCAGCGTGTAATCGCTGAGGACGTCGGGGTTGGTCAGAATCTCGTTGTATGCCAGGTTCTCCTGGTGCTCATTTACAGCAAACTCAGCATACCCTTGGATGTTATTTGCGGCCCGGTTTCCCCATGCCACTGCGCTGTCCAGCATTGCCTCTAGCTGGAGGGCGTACTGGTTTAGCACCGCCGGAGCTTCCACCCCGAACGCGTCCAGCACTTGGCGGCTGTCGTTGCTCAGTTGGAGGTAGTCCGCGATCGCCTCCAAGGAGGGACCCGAGGAGGTTTGGGAATAGTTGGGCGAGGATTCCTGGCTGAGATACGAGGTCGGCGCTACCGATTGTTGCGTAGCTTGGTAGCTGCCCTGACCGTAGTTGGCCGGGGTATACGCTGTCGGAGTCGGCGCTGACTGTTGACCCTGGAACGGGGATTGGACTGGAGCGCTCAGTAGATTCACTACTTTGTTGAACGCCGATTCCCAGGGATTCCCCGCCGAGTCCGCCTGTTGGTATTGGGGGGCGTACTGAGTAGGGGTTGATTGGTAGCTGGGGGCTGCCTGAGGTACCGCTTGGGGGTAGCTCGTACCCACCTGATACCCCACCGGAGCCACCTGGTAGCTGGCCGGGGCTGCTTGCGGTGCTGCCACCACGTAGCTGCTCGGGGCGACGGCTGCTGGTGCTTGGCTCGTCTGTGGGATCGACTGGACGATAGCGTCCTGCATAACTCATCTCCTTTTGTAGAGCTTCTAAGGTTCGATACAGATATGGAGTTAAATCCAATCTCGGATCCGCAGCCATCGGTAAATCCGGTGATTGCGGGTGAGGGGTCTGCATCATTCCCCCCACTAGGCCAGCGAACGCTTTGTATGCACTCTGCAGTTCTCCGACCATCCTGAACGGGAAACCCGAAAGCATCCCGGCCCTTTCTTCATCTGTTTTAGATGGGAAAAGATATTTCAGTGCTTCAATGCTATCAACACCTAACTCCTGGAGGTTCCTAACCACAATAGAATTGTTAAGTGTGTCTTGCGTTGAGTCCTCATAAACAGGACCCAGCCAGCGCCATAACATCGTTACATCGCCGTCAGGAATTAATCCGAGTACACCAGGGGGAATCTGTTGTGACTGAAGACACGCCATCATCAAGCTCTTGACTTGCTCTTCAAATGCACCACGTGCATCCTGATACATCTTCCTTTCTTGTTCAGTAGCGGCCTCTGGCAGCTCCAAGGGCTTTTCAATTCCTGCGCTGGCTGCAAGCGTCTCACGGAACAAGCGCTCTTCTTGGTAGACAATTAATTCAAGGCAACGGCAAATACCATACGTATAGATGGCGGTTGCTTTTTTCTTTGCGGTAGCAGATACACGGCCAAATAGTGATTTATATTCTGTTGCAGTTACGCCTGCAGAAATCGATAGTTCATCTACGCCACCAAGGGCAGTCCTGATTTCCTCTCGGTACTGGCGTGCGAATGAATTTTGGTCACCAGTAATAGCGTCTGGAACAATGTAGCCAACACGATCGTTTGGTTCCAGGTTTGCAATAACGCGTGGCACACGAATTTGGCCATCAACACCACGGCTAACAGGATCTGATTTAAACGTAGAACGGCTCAATGCACTGGGACTATTGAACCCAGAGTTTGCCGCAATAGACGGACGCTGTACGACAGAATCACCACCAGATTCCATCAAGTCAGTTTTTGGCCTGGAGGAGAGAAGAGTTGGATTACCAAAGAACTGAATGTTCTTACGCATAGTACGAACTATTTCGTCATGCGTACAAATGTGATTGGCTAACGCATCAAATTCACCAACACCCTCATTGGAAAATCCTTTGGGATTGTTAAGAATTTCTACGCACGGAATAAAACCCAACGTATTTTTAAACGTTTTTGTTTTACCAGCAACAGCGTAGTTAGGTTGTTCAAATGAAATCTCACCTTCTGAGTGGGTCTCTTCAATTGTTTTATGCTTGATTGAAAGCCTGATGTAACGTTTGGCACCTTGCCCCATGGCAGCAGGCCCGGTTAAACTGCCTGCCTGGATGTCTTGATCAAAGCCAAATCCACGACGCACCTTATAGCTATAGATGATTACAACTTCGTCTAGTTCGCCGTCTACGTTGTAGTAGGTTCGATATTCGTGTTTACGGAAAAAATAAAGTCGGTAGTTGGATTCTGTTGGCCGGATATAAAAAAGACCCTGGCCATCAGACAGGAAATAATCCCAGATTGAGTCCAGGCGAGTATCGAGTTGATTGTATTTGACTACGCGATCAATAAAATCTTTGCGCTGGTTACCAAAATTATCTTGCGCCGGGAAAAATTCAACACCTTGGCGGATACCAAATAGCCGCATCTGTGCCAGGTGCGATGCCACGATGCCAGTATCAATTGCCGACCCACCATCTTTCTCAAGATACGAATCGATGATCTCTCTTAATCGTGTCTTAGCATCGACCGCCATTAACTATTTTCCCCTTTATCTTTATTGATCTTAGCAGCTTTTGATTGTTTCTTGTGCCACAACCAGAGGTCGAAGTAAAGCAATTCACCCTGAGTGAACAACTCAGGATGCTTTAATGCTTCTTTTACTAGTTGTTTTTTCTTCATTATCAATAAAGACCTTGTTGTTTCAATGCTTCCACTTCGGCTGCGCGGCGATTAAGAATGGTGTTTACAGGGGTATTATTTGAACCTTGCTTGATTCCTTTCTTGGACTTGTCCACAACTTCTTGAGCTTTGCCCCAGGTCATTGGATTAAGTAGGTTAAATCCTCCAGCAATTTGCATGTTATTCATGCCGGCAACATTTCCAATATCTCCAGCAAACCCTTGTGCTAAAGGGAGCCTTGGTTGTGTGTTCATAAAAGGCTGCCCTTGCCCAGGGGTACCATAAACACCCTTAATTGCGCCGGGATCTTCCCCTGGGAGCATCGGAAACGAGTTTGGAAATGCTCCAGGAATTTTATTGCGTGGATCAGCCAACGGATTAGGATTAGCTTGCGCTTGGTATCCGGTATTGCCTGGTGCCCCTGGGAAATTGAAAAACATTTTAAATATTACTTGTTGTTTTTATTTTACTCTTCTATTACTTCGTATCCAGCACTGTCGTTGAGCTTGGTTAAAAGAACACCATTTCCCTTGAGCTTCCATTCCAGGACATCTCCCTCTTGCCAACCAAGGGTTTCTATAATGTCATCCGGAAAAGTAATGAACGATTCTCCGTTTTCGTCTTCTTGTATTTCCAGGATGTAGCTCATTTTGCTAAAAGCTTTTCCACAAGTTTATCAAGCTTCATGTTGATCTGTTTGAAATTGTCGTGCATTTCTGTGATTTCCCTTAGGAAGTCTACTTTCAAAACGTAGTCCAAAGGCATGCGGTTCACCTTTTCTTCTAGCTTATCCAGCTCTCGTTCTTGGTTTGCCAATGCAGTGTCAATTTGCTTTGCTCGTACCGAAAAACGATTTAGAATTTTATTGGCAGTCCAGCTCCCTCCGGAGACGCCCGATATAGCCAACGTTACAAATAACGCTAAATATTCTGGACCCATGACTAAAGCTTTTTTTCTATTCTAGACTTTAGTAATCAAGATGGAGGTTTCCTTTTCTGGCCAATCCTGTTACCAACCAGACCAAGGCGTCGACCGTATCGTCATGACTACTAACACCGAAATTAGTGAGTTCCTCGAAGAGATTACTGAAGTTCCGGTATCGGTTGAAGATGATCTTACGGTCTTCAAACATGCCAATGATGCCACGGAAACGCGCAAGCTTATCTGCACGGAACCCCTTCACTGGGTGCCAAATCAAGTTGTAGAGTCCTTCGTTATTCAGGCAAACACGTTTGAAGTCGGCCTCCAGAGAAGCCTGATATTGTACGGCTTCTGACCAGATATCACACGTTGAGTACGTTGGGAAGTATGCACCGTTTTCATCACAACCAAGAACAGACCAATCGTTTAAAAGTTCTTTCATTGCGTCTAGTTTTTCCAGGTTACCCATAACGCGGATACGGCGGTAATCAATAATGTGTATTCGATCGCCAATGCGCCCACCAAGAATCATCACTGTGTAATCATTTTTCTCTTTGATTCCAGCAGAAAGATCGACTCCCACTCCAAGGGCGTCAAACTCTGTAGAAATTTCAGCTTTGACAATTAACTCTGGCGCCAAGGACAGTTCATTCTGTCTGATCACCTGATTCATGTACTGAAAAGAAAACGCAATAGGCGCCTGCCTTTTCTTTTCCTTCAAGTATTCCAGAGGCCACATGTCTGGCCAATATGATTTCTCTTCTCCAGTTTTGACATCGTTTTGAATTGCAGACAAAACAATTTGAACCCAATTATTTTGTTCGTTAAATGTTGTTGAATGGATATCATCGTGTCTAAATCTAGTACCAAGACAGATCGCCCTGGCACCTTCAAACATGGTTGGTGAGATCACTGCATTCCAGTTGTCCTGCATCATTTTTCTGATGTCAGGGTTGGAAATATCTGCGGCTGATTTAATAGCGTCATCAATCATTACCAGGTGTGAACGCTTGGATGTCACCGAACCTTTCAAGCCTGCAGCGCAAAGAGTAAATTGCTCATCACCTACCACCTCAATGCCGGCGAATTTATGATCGATAGACCAGTACTCATTGCTGGTTACGTTCTTCAGAAGGCGTACTTTAGGGAAAACTTCTTGATACCTTTTACTTTCAATGATGCGTTTAATGGTTGCAGACTTGGAACGAGCAATGTCTACCGTATAAGACAAGTAAAGAATCTGAAGGGGAAGCTTGGCGGTAGTATGAACACCGATTGCCCACGCCGTAAGCAAACCTAGGACTGTAGATTTGGCAGATCCCCTGGGGGCAAGTAGATCAATATTGGGACCAGCAATTTTAATTAAACAGGAGCTGTCTTCGTTTGTGACAAAGTGCCGATGCCATTCTTTGTGGTGTTCCGCCGGGGGCTTATCTGCTACGTACTCACAAAAATATCCAAAATCCTCCTGGGCCAGATCAAGTTTATCTTGATTCTTGTTTTCTTTTAACTTAAAGTTTTTTGTTGCAGCACGAGCATTCCGACGATGTGCCAGATAAGTATATGCGGGCACGTTTCGTACTCAAACCATCATTGAATACTAACCTATTTTTTGTCTTTACGCTTTTGATCTTGGTATTTTTTAGCCTTATCTAAGGCTGCTTTACGCTTTTCCTTATCATTCATCTCAGTGCCATCCTCCTTCTTAGCTTCTTTTTTCTTGAGATACTCAAGAAACTGAGGAGGCATTTTGCCTTTAGCCATTTTTATTTTTTCTTGGGAGGTACAGGCTTACCCTTGCCCTTCGGAGGAGGAACAGCGCCTTTGCCTTTAGCGGGAGGCACTTCCTTGCCCTTGCCTTTGGCAGGAGGAACAGCACCCTTCTTGCCAGCTTCTTCCTTGCCCACGGGGACCAAGCCTTTACCGGGAACAAACTTTTTCTCTACAGCCATGATCAGAAAGTATTCCTTGTTTAAGTATACTGTTGTTTATTCTTCCAGTTGCATTCTAGCCCAGACACTCATGATGGCTTCTTCTAGGGGAGCCTCGATTGGATCATCTTTAAAGATAAAGGCTACCTCTCGCATCGCCCTGTCGGCACCAGCCATCAACAAGCCCTTGCGATCTTTGACCGAAGTAAACTCTTCTACTTGCGCAATAGTGCCACGTAGTTCACGTTGCATGCCAGCAATGCGGGCAACACCATGATCTCGCTTGACATTACCTTCGCCTGTAATCTCCATGGACTCCCGCAGTTTGCGGATGTCCTCTTGCATCTCTTCAATTTCGTAAAGAAGAGTCTTGCGGTGATCCGGTTTTTTGTATTTGCTTTTTACCCAAGATTCGCACGCAACAATACTGCCGTTGTAACCAAGGAAACGGCTATAGAGAAAAACTTCAATTATGGAGTAGTTGTCGGAGGCAAAAGCAAGAAATGATTCCTGGACAGAACAATCAAGATTGTCTACCCAGTAATCAAATACTTCAATATCGATAAGCTCGCTGGGCCTGTCCGTAGTCGCGTGCTTCGTCGGATTGCTTGAACTGCTGCCCTTGCTCTGCGGAAGTGCGTTGTTCTTCCGCGCCTTTACCGATAGTTTCTCGTTCTTGGGTTCCGGCATCTTCTATTTTTTTCTTGGAGAACTCGTATGCTACACCAGCAGCTTGCTTGTATTTGTCTAAATCAAACCAGTCATCAACATCTGTCTGGCCTGCAGGCACGCTACTGGTCATGGCAATTAACTCTCAAGAAAAATTAGAAGTTACCCATCATGCTAGCAAGGCCCTGGGAGAAGATGTCCCGACGACCTTCGACAGACTTCTGGCGTTGTTGACGACCTTTAGATGCTTCCAGGCGGGAAAGCAAGTCTTCAAAACGATTAATGTCAAAGTCAGAAGCCGTATCAGTACCAGTGTCGGTAAGTGCGTCAGCCATTGTAAAAAGTTTTCACTATACAAATTATAGCAAAGGTTATTAACTCCAGAATCCAGAGACCAGGCTTGAGGCAACATTGCCAAATGATTGGATCTTTTGTTGTTCTTTTGCTCCTTGATTTTTAATCTTCTGAGTGTTGGCGTCAATCTCACCTTGGAGGTTAGTCAAGCCAGCGCTGTATAGGTACTGCCTGGTGTCTCGAACATTTGCTTGTTGTTCTTCGATTTCGGCTGGGGTACCAGTAAAGCTACTACCAAAATCAGGTGTTTTAATTTTGGTTTTGCTTGCAAGATCTCCGCCATATTCTGGAAGAAGATTCTTGTCAAATGTGAATGCACGTTTTCCGGTCTTCTTCCCTGCTGCGTCGGTAGTCTGCTTACCGAACATTGTGTCATAGTAGTTATCCAGGTAGCTACTATTGAACTTGTCTTGGTATTCAGAGCCTTTGGTGAGGGAGCTAACAAGATCTTGGTTGGTGGTATAGAACCCCTGGTTAAAGCGTTCAGTTGCCTTGCCTAGTTCTTCTTCGGTTGCCTGACGACCAAGTGTTTCCTCGTAGGCGGCCTTAATACCTGTCTGCCTGCGACCAGGGAGCAGCTCTTTGGTGTAGATGTCTGTTAGTGACGCAACATCCGTTTCCGGCGGCGTCATGTCATATTTAGAGGCGTAGTCACGAAGCTGTTGGGTAGCTGTCTCGTAACCGAGAAGACCCTGACGCATCTGTGATTCAACGCCAGACTTTAAGCCAGCGTAACCAGCGGCACCAGCAGCTTTACGTGCAGCATCTTCTGCTTTGGTTTCTGCCTTTTCTGTTGCAATACGTTCTTCATCAGCTTTTTCTTTCTGCTGCTGATACGCAAGATACTTCTCAAATGAATCATCCTTCTGAACAGGAGGAGCATTGTAAGTAGGACCGCCGCCACCCATGGTTTTTCTCCTATGCTAATCCAGTAAAACGACCACTGCCTGAAGTCCGGCCAAACATTAGTTCACCTGGCAAGGCAGCTTTAAAACCTTCTTTCCTATTCTCGTTCAACAAAGCCTGAAATCCTGCTTCCCTCGCTTTAGGATCTAAGCTAGCACCAATTGACCAGCGAGCGTTCTCCCTGCTCAATGCGTTTTCTTTTGGTGCCAGGAAGTCAAACTTTTGTTTTTGTGCTGTGTACTGACGAGCTTGCTCAAGGTCTGGACCAAGGACATTTGCCCATCTATTGTTACTCATGCCTGCCCCAAGGGAGGCATTCAATCCCATTATGTTATTTGCTGCGTTCTGCTGCCCCAGGTAGTTCTGAAGCGCCCAGTCGCCTTCTATCTGTCTATTCTTGGCGCCCTGCCCAAAGATGCCTCCGGCTAAGCCACCAAAGGTCTGTATAGCGGCTGCGCCTATCTCTGGTGCAATAAACATTTACTTACGTCCTCCTCTTCATTCCAGTTTAAACCATGTTTACGAATAATAAGATCGAGGTTGGAATTGGGCCGGGGAAAGAGGTTGCAAAGTAGATTGTTTAATATTGTTAATTGCATTAAGACCGGTTTCCCGATTTCTTTCAATTGTGTCCCAAGAGGGGCCGCCCAGTGCTGTAGACAACATGGGACCTATCTTGCCAATAGAACTCAGAAGAAGGGCTTCACGAGCGCTTTCTTTGCCTAGCTTTTGAGCGTAATCAGCTTCTTCTCGTTTTTTTTGTGAAGCATAATCAAGCTGTTCTCTTAGTCCGCCCTTCTCGTTAAAACCAGGAGTTTTTGGCCCGAGAAATGCTTGTGAAATTATCAAATTTGACAGTGTTGATTGATCTGGAGTAATTTTATATTTTCCAAAAGCCTGCAATGCAGTGTCCATAAAGTTTTGCGGCTGCTCTGCAGAAGCCGGAAGAACAGAAGACAAACTTTTGCTAAGATCGCCTGTCTTTCGAAAACTCTCAAAAGGGAGGCTTTCGAGTTTTATGTTGTAATCAACATTTGCCATGATTAACCAAAACTAATGGAAGGTGCTTGCATTACTGAGTTCATGTAAGGATTGGTTGAAATTGCTTGGCGAAGAGTTGCGCCAGTTTCTGCTTGTGCGCCCTTAGCCAAGCCAAACATACCTGCCTGTCTGCCCAGGGCCTGGTAAGAAGCAGTTTGAGAAGCTAGCATTGATTGTGCGTTAATCAAGTTAGAGCGATTAATTTGTTCTTGAATAGGAAGCCTTGCTTTTAGCATTTGAGTTTCACTGTTAACCATGTCGGTCATGAGCTGACGGTTTTGCGCCAACTCTTGATCACCTAATGATTTACCAGCTTTTAACTGATAGGCCAAATCCCTATTGCGAATGTTCTCTAGTTGGCCAGCTTGGTTGATTGGAATATTTGTTCCAGGCAAGTAAATGGGTTCAGTTGTTTCTTGAGCTTTAGCGCCTAGGCCACCAGTAATTGCTTCTAGCATGTTACCGCCCGCCATGGCTCCAACAATAGGAGCACCAATCCTTGCTGCTACTCCAAGGGGGCCGGGGATTTTACTGACTAGGGCTGATGCTACGGCACCGCCGCCAAGGCCACCAATCCCCTGGGAAAGCGCCCCCATTACGTCACCTTGCATTGCCTGGCCGGTTGCCATCAGGCCTGCAGTGCCAAGGGTTGACATGCGTCCCAAAGGCCTTTTCTCTAATCCTGCAGACGCAGTTTTTGCTTTGGTTTTAAGATCGGAAACCATTGGACCAAGTCCTTGCATCCGTGAGTCTATTGAGGAACGCATGCGCTCAAGAACCCCAGGATTAACGCCTGCTGACTGGATGAAAAGCGGACTTGACGGCGCTTGTGTAGATGTCCATGGATCCTGTAAGGCCATTTTTTACTATTACTCCTATGGCTTTAATTCTACCAGTACTTTTATTTAACTCATCGGTAATTGTGAGTCAAGTTGTTTTGCGGCAAGTGCTTGATTGATTAGGTTACCTGCCATCACGCCAACAAAAGACCCGGCCAGTCCTCCCACTGCGCCACGTACCCCCCGTGCTCCAGGCTTTGAACCAACCTTGGAGACTACGTCTTTTTCATTAAAAAGAATGCTAGGTTGTACCACGGTGTCTGCGTAAGGAACAGAAGCCAAGCCAAGTTTGGCACCAAGAAAACCTCCTGCTACTGCAGTAGCTGATGGAATACTTATGGGATAACCAAAGACCCGTGCTTCTGGAACACCTTGTAAATTCTCGGGCGTGGCTTTTGCTATGCCAAGAAATGCCGGATCGTTATATAAAAACTGCATATAGTTGGCATAACGCTGGTGCGTAAGGCCCGGGATCTCCTCTCTGGCTGTCTCTTCTTTTAATGGTCGTCCTTGTCGTCCTTGAGTAAACCTTTCAAATAATTCGGTTGCGGGATCACGGCTTTTCCTAAAATCTTCCGATGTCGGTTCATTTTGTTTAAAACCTTTTGGTCTTCCAAGCTCAGCAATATTTATGGGGTCGTAAGCGCCTGTTGCCGCAATGGCTGGCTGCATAATTGCAGTCAAAATTGCTGATGATGTGTAGCGAGGTAGCTTACCCTCAGGGTCCAAGCCTGCTGCAATAAGCTTATCCGCAATTGCAATTGGATGATTTATTCGCCAAAACTCTCCGCGGGTTTCTTCCGCTGCAACATCTCCAAGTATCCTGGCAGCATACGCACCAAGAAATGCGCCTGGTGTTTCCTTGAGAGATATGTTTGCTTGTTTTAGTTTTTCTTGGAAAGCAGGATCTCTTATTGAACCTGCCCTTCCAGTTCCAGATGCCGCATTTTGTATCATGGCGCGTTTGCCATACCGATAACCAGGAAATATTCCTTTAACGTCTAAATTTTTTGCCACTAGTACGCCTCTGCTAATAAACGTAAAGTTTCATCTGACAAGGTAATCCCCGGCACTGGAGATTGAAACCTAGGTAAGCCAGCAGTTTGGTACATTGTTCCAGGTGCAAGCTGTTGTGCTTGCTGTTGATGGTTGATTAATTGGCGTTGGAGAAGTTGCTGTTGTTCCTGGGAGTTTTGAGATACAGCTTGAGGTTGAACTTGTGGGTACAAAACGCCTTGCGTCACATAATCAACAAGGGGCCCTGAGCCTAGTGAAGCAGTAAAGTTTACTCCCTTTTCAAGACTTGAAGGCACTAGCTGTTTAGTTACTACACCCGTAGCCACATCTTTTATTTCTTTTTCTACTGCGGGAGATATTTTACGCGCTAATGCGACCAGGGGATAATTAAGCAGGAAGTCACCCCCTGCGTACGCAAGGCCGGCTTTAGGCCCACCAGCGAGCATTCCCATCGCCATGTTCAACCCAGCCCCTGGAAGCGCCTCTACCGCTGCCTGGCGAGACGTTTTGCTGGCTAGAGCTGCGCCTACAGATTTTAACGCGTTACCTAACATGTTCTACGTCCTATTCACTTATTTTACTCTCAGGTACCTTTATTGTCTTACCTGGAGATACGTTTGTATCTTCTTTGGCAATTGCTTCTGCTCCTTCTTCTTCTTCTGCTTTGGCTTGTTCAGCACTAACGGTTGACTGGCGTTCCAGTAGTTGAGCAACAGATGGAGTATTTTCTGTTTCGCTTTTGACTTCTCCTTGTGCTTTTTTCATAAGAATACCATTTGGATCTGGATTCTTGAGGCGTGGCATTGGGTTGCGAGCTGCCTTGTCTGGCCTGAGTGTTGGACTTAAGTTGTACGCCTCCATCCAGCGGGGGTCATAATCTGGTTGGTCTTGAGGGCGTTGCTTGGTGCGTGGTCGGCCCTCGTCAAAGTCATATGACACAGGTCGTTCAAAACGACCAAGGCCATCAAACATTTCGTAACTTGACGTTACCTTTTCGTTGTCATCAAAAAACGGTGAGTTAGAAACAAAGTTTAATGTTGGGTTTAATGTTTCCTTGCGAGACATTAAACGGTTGATTAGGTCAGTCTCAGTAAATCTTGAGTTGTTCCAGGGGGCGGCACCGGTTTCAGGCTTGGCACGAAACAGGTCGTTAAAATTTAACTTGCGGGGGATTTGTCCCTGGCGGTTAAAAGGGTTAGTTAAGTAACGACCTAAGTCAAGCCTTGCGTCTTGCGCCATCAATCCTCAGGTGTTTTTTGTTTTTTGCGTTGATGTAATCCTACCAAGGTCTTGCGAAGGTTTGCTTGCTTAACGGTTGTTTCATTGTATTTGTCTGGATTAGACAAAACATTTTCCTGTAGTTGAGCAGTGGTAATACCTTTGCGTTCTGCCTTGTTAGTGAAGGCGCCCTCCTTCATCTCGGCGTCTTGAATCCACTTGGTGGGTTTTTTCTTTTTTTCTTTTTTGTCAGTCATAATTTAATTTGTTTTACGCCTAAAGCATCAAGGTACTGACTAAGTTGTCTTTTGGCTCCAGGGGCATTGCTTGATTGTAAACGACGGATTGTTCCGGATACATCTATTGATGTCCGGCGTTGCGGAGTTCTTTGTTGAGTTTCCATGTTTGCCAAAACCGTATCATAGTCAGGGATTAATGGAACATCGCCATACGGATCGGCCTGAGACATCTGCAAGGCTTGTTGTTCAATTTCTTGTTGGCTGTACTTAGGGAGAGAAGGGCGAACTTCTGGATTTCCCGCGGGTTGGCCACTTAAGCGAACCCCGTAAATATCCACTTCTCTACCTGTTTGTGTGCGATCTCCCTGCCAGGGTTGAACGGCTGCTCCTGTTTCAAGATCGTAATCCCGGATGCGGCCTCCACCTTGAATGGCTCGAATCTCTTCATCTAATCGCTCTCCTGCCGTATATTCGGCCACATTACGACCTCCTCCTCCTTTTTTTCCTAAATCTTTGCTATATCGTCCGGCACGAACTTCCATTGTTTCTGGAATAAGCTCGCCTGTGTCTAAAGTTGTTTCACCAAAAACGCGAGCAACTTCTCCTGTGCGATTAGATAACGTAGTCGGATAGCGCTTTTCAAGGGCAGCTATTTGTGCACTATTGGTTCTTTGCATTCCTGCTAATTGTGCGTTTAAATGACGCATACCACCTTCTCCAAACTCACGGTAATCACTGAGTTCAGGTTTTTTGTAAATCGTTCGCAAGTTCTCAAGCTGATAATTTATTTCGTCTACAACATCTTGCTGGCCATTTGCCTTTGCTTTTTCAAGCTCAAGCGAAAGGTTATCTGCCGTTTCTTTTACGCGTTGCCTGCGTTCTGCATAGATAGCTTGTTTTGCTTCTTCAATTGGTTTTGTTTTGTTTTCCAGCCAATCTAGCTTTCTTTCAGTAGCGCCCTCAATAAACTCATTTGCCTGTTTAGCAGTGCTTTCTGTTATGACTGGTTTTCTTAACGTAGAGATATCAACCCTGCCAACCGCAGGAACATTCACATTAATTCCGGTTAATGGTACCGCAGCTTGCAGTTCCTCGCTGGGGTACCCTTCAAGTGACATTGGTGCGCCTGCCTCAAACAATCTTTTCTTTTCTGCAGGCATGTTTTCAAAAGTTTCAAACGTAACTGGAGACAAACCAAAACGCTTGACGGTTTCTGCTGCTACTGGGCTTCCAGTGTTTGCAAATGTTTGTAAAGCTTGTGCACGTGCGGTGTATTTTGGCCCATAAGAAGATGCTTGGGGTCCCAAGCGCTTTGCCAACTCAGCATCAACATCCCGCGGCATTGGTGCAATATCTTGACCAGACAACTCACGTGCAATTTTTTCACGTTCCGCTTCCATGAAGCGAACAGCAGAGGTATTTGCAACACTTTCGGGTTGCTGCTCCATCAAGATTTTTTGCCCTGGCACCAAGCCTGTAGAGCCAAGTGTGCTCCTGGGGGCAAACTCTAATTTGTTTTGGCGAATTACAAAACGTTCTCCAGTGCGCAAATCAATTCCTTCAGCCTGGTCAACTGGCAGCCCATCAGGAAGTTGTGATGCAGCACGGTTAATTGCATCATCTTGTTCTAAGGTTATCGGCCCGCTTGTCTGAGCAATATTCTCAAGGTTCTCAACTTGCCCCAAGTCTAGATCTTCGTTTCGTTGGAGTTGCGCTTTAATGCGTCCTGTTTGCTGGTCTTCACCAGACTCAAGTGCGTTTATAGCTTGGTTCCGAGCCTGCCCCAGGAGGTTCTCTTGGAAGTTGGTTAAATCAGCAAATGAGCCTGGTTGAGACACGGCTACAGCTTGTTGAATTCTTTGTTCTCTACGGCTAAGAGGCTGATCTTGTTCCATGCCTTGAAGCCTGCTGTACTCAGCCATGTCATTAAGGACACTGGCTTCATCTGCTGCTTCTTTCCGTAACTCTGCAAGTACACGTTCACCTTTGTCTTGCATTTGCATATCACGTTCACGTAGCTTGGGTTGCGCCTGGCGAAGACCAGCTTGGATACGTTGATCAGCTCGCGCTTGATTTCTTGCAAGTTGTTCGTATTCTTCAATGAAACGATCGCCGGCATCTGGTTTGGCAGCAGGTAATAAAGACCCTTTGCTTTCCAGGAATGAACGAGGAAATCCTTGTGTAGGAACCGTTGGTTCCCAAAGTTCACCAAGGGGTTCCTGTGTAACTACTTTAGATGGTGCAGGTGCTTGAGTAGGCGCTTCGGAACGTGGAGGGGCAGTTGTGTAACCCGCAGCACGACGAAGATCTTCAAGATTTTGATACTTAACTACGGGATTGACTGCTGCCTCTGCTGTACGGGCTGAGGCAGCCGCTTTCTTTGTGAGCGCACGACGTAAGCCATAGGCCCCTGCCCCTAATCCCAGGGCTGCAGCGCCGATTCCCAAGGCGTTAGTTAGGTTGAAACCTTGGTCTTCCTCCTTGGCGGGCGCACGGAGTTGATTACGGCGGAAATTGACCACATCACCCGCCATCTGTGCCCTTTCTTCGTCACTATCCGGTACAGGAACCCCTGTTGCACGGCTGTAAGCATAGAAATCAGCGGGTGAAAGGGCCACGGTTAGGTATTGCAACTATTTTTGCCTTTTTGTATTCTATGATTTACAAATCCTGGACGCACAACAGCTATACTAAGTAAATAAAGTGCATTTGCTCCAGGGATGGACGTTGCGGATCGCCAAAAGAAGGTTGAAGGCCTAGAAGCCATCAAGGGTAAGGCCATGAGTATGGCAAAAGATGGCAAGGATTCACTAGAAGTGCGTGATTTTGTTACCAATGCCAAGAAAGAGTTGGCATATGAGCTTCCAGATGAGGAAGCCTTCCAGAAAGCAAAGGCCGCTACACTTGCATACAAGCGACGGTCAGGGAAATAATATTTTATTTACAATTTGTAATACACCGGGGCTAATCACCCCGGTTTTTTTGTCTAAAAATTTGGGCAAAGTGGACTATGCCATGACAAAAACAAGATTTTACTTAATTTTTAAAGAGTCAAAACCATGTAATGCCGAATAGGAAAATAATTTTACAAGCGCTTCTCTAACCACCTGTCCGAAGTGGAATGCGGGAAGAAAAAAAGAAAGGGTGGTGTGTATGTGAAGTTTCCCGAGGGAATGACCGGCTGCGCCGGTATGAACGTGACTCCGTTGAGAGAACGCCCTTGACTACGTTGAGAAGGAATGAGCGTGACTCCGTTTGTGAAGTGAAGGAAAGAAGAGAGTGAAGTGAGAGTAACGGGGGCTGCGCATCCGAAGAACGCAGGAAATCCAATGCAAAGCAAATCAATGTTAACAGCGACCGTGACAACAGCAACACCCTGCGCCCGCAGCGGCGGAGAAGTATGGAGACTGAAGGACCACGTAAGCGTATGGAGCTTTGGCTCTAGGGTTTACATCCGTTGGAGTGATAAGCTTGGCTTATCTATTGACGGAAGGAATCCCGAGAGAGCCAAGCTTCTCGTTGAACAAGTCCTTGCCAAGGGAACTATAACCCCTGAGTTGTGGGAGAAGCACTTCTACCCAACCTGGGCGTTTGGTACAGTTACCTACATGGACTGACGGTTACCTTTACCCCCGGGCAACCGGGGGCTTATGTAGCCCTCACACATTTTGATACGAATTCGTATCACTGAATAACCCTGATAACTTATCGTATAGCCCACAAATTGGGGGAAATTTACCGCGGCAGTATTCTCCACAAGCAACTGTGGTCCACTGATTACACGTCGAGCTGGACGTTAAACGTAGCGTGCCTCCAGTGGAGATAGGCACCGCACACACAGGAGTAATCCCGTGATTCTTTCACCAAAGCAAGTTGCATTTTGTTTTGCTACCTGGGCAGTAGCACTGACAGGAATTACTGCAGGAATGGCAACATTTGGTGTTGCACAGCTAGACAAAGCAACAGCAGTACAATGCCGTACGCATGACTGGCCTGCATCAGCCCATAAGGTCCATATGGACTGGTGTAAGGCTAATAATTATCCCACCAAGTAACAAGCCGTGAGGCGGGGGATCAAATCCCCCTACTTGGTATTGCCACACACTGAGTGTGGCTTATTTAACATCATGGCATACGCAGTTGATTGTGGCTCCTGGTACAAAGAAGTAGCCACGAAGGAAGAAGCGGTACTTCTTGCAGAAGAAGTAATCGGGCAGTTTAAGGATCAATGCCACCCATGGGGCGACCTATGGGTGCATCAACTTGTGACAGAGTTAGCACCTAATGAAGGTGTGAACTCTTACGGGGAGATTGATACGTTTCCCTTCTAGGTACCAGGCGTGATGCTGGGGGATCGAATCCCCCTACTTGGTATTGCCACACACTGAGTGTGGCTTGTGTACCCATGCTACGCAAAACACTTGCTACTGTCCTAATTGCTACTGCGGCAGCAGTAGAGAGGGACAAGACTAAAGAAGGACTGATCGAGGTTGTGAAAGATGGTAGGCGCAAGCTTGCCAGATGGATACAACCTAAGGACACACGTCCAATTATCTGATGTTCCAGAGGGATGCGTCTCTGTAATAACGCATACATCCCATTGCATTCAACACATGTCAGCCATCAAGAACGCCTACGTCTGTGCTGTCAACGGACAGCCAGAGCTATTTGAAACTGAGCTGCAGGCTCAGGAGTATGCCATGGATCTGCTCAGTGATTGGCACGAGTCAGACGAGGCAGCCGTACCTATGCTGGCAGTAATGTCAGTAACGGAATGGCTACAAGCACAAGAGCATCTGCAATTGTTAGAAGACATTGCGGACTATGATCGCATGGCACACTCAGCTTGCTGATGTTTGCACTGAGGGCTACGGCCCTCTCTGCAGACTTCATGTCTGCTTCCATTGTTAATTATTATTATGCGTTTGCTAATGCTAAGTGTGTTGTGTATTATTGCAGCGCCTAGTGCGGTGCATGCACAATACTATACAAGTTGTAACTCCATTTATGGTGGAGGATACAACTGTTATAACTCCCAAGGAGGCATGTCTACTGTAAGACAGACGCCCAATGGTAATTACAATGTGTATTACCAAAGCCCTCAAGGCTATTCAACCAATTGCCAAGTGAGGTATGACTCACGTGGTAATGTCAACACCTATTGCTATTAACAACATGGATTGCTCTACATGCAAAGCGTTTAAACCTATCGCTCCTTACAATAAGTTGGAAAGGATTACAAAGGGTACATGTCATCGACATGCTCCTGTTGTTTCAAGTCCTGTTGATGATTCTGCACCATTTCCCTCTGCACCATTTCCCG